TTTCGGTAGCTAAAGACTACGCATGCGATGGCGCTGCACAACCGTTTGCCCTTTTTGGCGTTAAAAATCTGGCTCGGAGTGACTCTCCGTTGGGTGGTATCCATTAATACAGTCTCTTTTGTTTAAAAACAATTACTATGAATAGACGACCTAATAAGAAAGTACCAAATGCTAGAGTCAGAAAGACTATAAATAAACGTAAAAATAATGCTAATTTAAGAGCTATTTCTCAGCGAAATAGAGCTCGTATAAGGAACAATTTCCCCCAAGTTGATAGAACAACTCGGTTTAATTCCCGTGGAAATTCTGGTTCAACCTTACCTCAAACGGTAAGGTACTCTGCTCCACAGCAGGTTACGAGGATGAATAAATCTCGTATAATCCATCGTGAGCCTTTAGGTGTGCTCCTTGGAACTCAAGGATTTAATGTTACTACTTTTAATATAAATCCTGGTCTTGCAACAACTTTTCCTTGGTTGTCCCCGCAAGCTTTAGGGTATGAGTCATACAAATTCAATGCATTGCATATAGAGTATGATCATACTATTAACGAATTTACTGGCCTCGGTAGAATCGTTATGGCGCCAGACTATGATTCTTCTGATAGTCCGCCTACATCGATGATCCAAGCAGAACAAATGGTGGATAATGTGATGGGTGCAGTTACTCGTGATTGGAAATGCACTTTGCGTCCTAGAGGTATGGGAATCATTGGTCCTAAAAGATACACCAGATCTGGTGCGCTATCTGCCAATGAAGACATAAAGTTATACGATATTGCTCAACTTCATGTGTGCACATCAGGCCAGACCACCAATGCTGTTGAAATTGGTCAGCTCTGGATTGTTTATGATGTCACTTTATTTGAACCCCAGCCTTCCCAATCTCCCAATATCTTTTTAGCTGGACAATTGCTTAACACTAATGGTATTGGCGCTACTGCTGCTAATTTGATTGGAACTACTACTGTTAATGAAGGTTCTATTGTGATTACTCATGTGAACAATGTGTTCACTGTTTCTAATTTGATTGCTGGATTTGAATATGTTATGTTGTTTCATCTCCAAGCTGCTACTATTACTACTACCCCGTCCATCGTTGCTGACAATGTTAATATTGTCCCGCAATCTTCTCTTGCCACCTTGAATGGAACTACTACGGATGCTTATATTATGATGGACTTTACTGCTACTAATACCACTGGAACCTTTACATTGGGTGGTATCACTGTTGTAACAACCCCAAGCTTTGCTGATATGTTAATTATGGGTTCTGTTACCAGTGTTAGTGGATTCTTTAACTGAGCCTGTCAGTAACAGGTGCGCTCTTTCCATTTGATGTACAAACGCGGGAAAGAGCTCGGCTTCGCGTGATGCATCGAAATTATGAATATATAAAACGATAATAAATATAATAAAATGTAAATACAAAATTTGAATAGATTAATAACAATTATAAATAATTATATATGCATGTTTGAGTTAGACCCGATATACAGTGGCAAGCTCAAATTGTCCCGATCATCCAGGATAAACGCTGGGTGCTTTCGAGGGCCGTTCCCTGCCTGCTTCAAGCAATGGGAAGTTACTTAATTGAACGCTTATTCAATTTAAAGTAGCAAATATTCTGCCTATACACGTCGATGAAGTCAACACCTAAAGTCGATTGAGACGGTTAGGGGAGCATTATTTGGGATCGTATGGAACGGTACGTGTAAGTGGTTGTTAGAACTGCCCAAAAGTTGCTTCCTGACGGTTAGTGCTTGATTATGATTTTCGCGAGAGAATAACGGACAGAGTCCGTCGGAAATTGAATTGAGAGTGGACACTAATACGCTTAGATGGAGAATTTCGTTAAACATCACCAAATGGTTGATTAATATGTGGGAGCCGTGTCGAACCCTGTTTACAGGAAAATTCCGCAATGGCTATAGACCGATTTAATCACTCATTAAAGTGTAATAGAAATGAGATATCTCGTGTTCCCGGGAAACCTGGAACGAATATTTGTCTTTATATTTAATAAACTAAGGTCATGATGGTTTCACCAAACAGTTGTGAAAAACCCGTTAATAAGTACGTTGGCTAATAACCTTGTACCCACAGTTGCGGATTGATGACAAGTGAGTTTCTCACGTCATTGATAATACTGAAATTTATTTCTTCTACTTTTAAAAATACTCATATAGGTAATTTTTCCACAACAGTAGAAAAACAGACTAAACAAAATTTCTTTGACATGATTGGTTCTAAATTTTCGAAATTGACGACTTCGATTTTTAAACCAAGTGCTTTGTCGTATAAAGTTGACTTAAAAACTGTCTCTGATTTTGATCTTGAAACTTCTTCCTCTGAATTTGATGATAGGATTTCTTTTCGTACTCTTACTGTTCTTGTTGATGATATTGATATTGGATTAGAATGGTCCTCAGAACCTTTACACATGTTGCTTTCTAATGCTAGACTTACAATTACTCCTGAAGTCTATGAGCTTTTGTCTCGTTATATTCCTAAATTTTATCCTTCTTATGTTCGCCGTGCTTATTCCTGTATGCCTACAATGCGTGATGCTTTATCTTTACCTTCTGAGTCGGTTTTTAATATTTATAAAGATAAAGAACTTAAATCTCGTGAAATTGCTGATCAATTATTTAATAAATCTGAAGATATGAATATTGATAATCTTCTTGCTCACCAACCTGATGAGGATATTAATTCTTTTTCCCCTCCTGATGTTAATATGTCAGATAGCAACTCTCCTCATTATGATGACGATTATTCCTATGATGCCGATGAAGATGGAAATTGTATGGATTGCTATTATGATATTAATGGTAATTTTGATTATTGTGATTACCACTATTGTGAATGTGAGAGTTATGAAGATTATTGTAGATATTGTAAGGCTCGTGACGAACAACGTGAGCAACACAATAATTTAATTAAATATGAACCTAAAATTAAGATAGAGCAGCAATCTTCTGTTGAATCCATTATTGAGTCTTTTTCTGAAGGTGACATCATCCCTAATATTTTCTTTGATGATGATGCACCTTCCTGTCCCCTTAGTTCTAGTGATTCTCAATTTAATGGCTCTTCTAATCTATCATGTTCTGGGAAATCTGATTCAATTAAGTCGGATAGTTATCTTACATCCGAATGCAGTACCTTGATTGATATTGAAGATTTATCAGATATTGTCCCTTTGAAGTCTTCTGATCCTTCTGATGATAAACGTAAAGCTGATTGGTTGCGTAAATTGGGTGTTTATGAGCGCTCAAAATCTAATAGTTCCCAAGGTAACCGGAATAATGTTCCAAAATCCCATACTTCTATAAAGAAAGTTAAAGTTCCCCGTGCTAAACGTAAGATCGAAGATGTTGTTTATGAACGAAATACACCACAAGGACAAGCTGCATTGAGAGCTCGCCAATTAAAGAAAGCTGAGAAGATTAAGGCTGGATTGGTTTGGAAGCAAAGTAAGAAATCTAATGTTGGTAAAGACCAGAAATTGATTAATAAAGCTTATGGGTTAATGAATGATCAGAAATATGCTGAATTAAGTGCCAAAATTGAAGATCGTGAGATTCAGCTTGAAAATTTGCGTGAACCCAATATTAATTCCGAATTTTACAATAATTATTATAAAGAACGCGAATACATGGAGAAACAACGTATTGACATGGAAGCTGAGAGAAAGAAGAAAACTTATGCCAATAATGAAATTCACGTAAACAAAAATTTAAACCATCTTATGGATGATTGGAATTCCACTGAGCTTTCTGGAATTGTGAGATTCGCTTCAAATTTTTCTGATCTAGAGAAAATCGAATCTTTCATTAAAGAAAATATCAATGATGAAGTAGCTGTTAATCAAGTAGTTAATTCTGTTGCTGAGACTATAATTGCTAAACCTAATTTGATGGATAAAGTTTCAAATTTCTTGCGAGGATTTTTGTTGAAAGTTAAGCCTCTTGCTTATGCTCTTGACACAATGCGTGATATTCCTTTATCTACTGATATCGATGCTGATGTTTCAGAAGTATTTCTCGGTGAAGCAATTAAAATTGGAGAATTTCAAGCTCAATTTGAAGGTGCTAATAAAGTAGATGCCCGTGATGATAATGCTAGACGTGGAGAGCTTGTGCATATGGATCCTTTATTACGTAAATTTATTATACAACGTACTGTTAGAGAAAAACTTATTTCTACTCGTACTGATTATTCTGGTGTTTTTTCTGCTGAATTGTTATTTCAATTAATGTCTCCTTCTGTTTGTATGATGAATGCCTCTCCTGAGATTGTTATGGCCAAGATGGTCCATATTTGTTCAACTCAACATACCATTAATATTCCTAAATGGTCTTGTGTACAGTTTAATGGTTTTATAACCGATAACACACTATATGTTGCTCGTGCACTGTACATGAATCGGAAGAAGGTTTCCGATTCGCTGGGTTTTTCCCAGCACCTGGTATAAATACAACGCGGTGTGTTGTATATGGCTATAGATGTGGTGAGCAGACCATGCCTATAGTTGGAGCCATTAAGGACGGTGTAGTGATTGCACCCACTGTTCTTTCCAACCCCCTTTTACGTCCCCCCGTAAAAGTTTCATTAGGGTGCCATGTACAAGGAGTTTCGCTCCCCCATGTCGATCATAGCGACACGGACACTGTTATATCGGGTGTAAAGAAGAGATTCGCAGTTAAAAATTTAGATGCTAAGTCGGATTTTCTTCTACGTTTAAAGACGTTCGTATACTTGTGGTGTATTCAAAATTTAATTCCACTTTCTCCATATACTGATTTATCTTTAGATTCATGGCTTGAACAGACTGGTTACTCAAGAACTCGAATTAATGAATTAAAGAAAAAGTGGGCTGATTGTGACGGTGTTCTTACTGAGAAGAACTTTCGTGTTAAGATGTTTGTTAAGGATGAATCCTACACTGAGATTAAGCATGCTCGTTTAATTAATGCTCGCTCGGATGAATTTAAATGTGCTACTGGTCCCACATTTAAGGCTATTGAACAATCAGTTTTTAAATCAGATTATTTTATAAAGAAAATTCCATGTAAAGATCGTGCAAAGTATATTTTTAAGAAATTGTATCGTTTAGGAGCTAAATATATCTGCACCGATTATACCGCCTTTGAGGCTCATTTTGTTTCAGAATTGATGGAGTCATGTGAATTTGTATTATATGATTATATGACCCAATTCTTACCTAATAGAGATGAATTCTATTATTATGTGCATCATGTTATTGGAGCAGAAAACTATTGTAGTTCTAAATTAGTTACTGTCACTAACATTCAAGCCCGTATGTCGGGCGAAATGTGCACTTCTCTTGGAAATGGGTTTTCTAATTTAATGTTTATGCTCTTCGTTTGTAAAGAAGCTGGCTGTACTAATGTTGATGGTGTAGTTGAGGGTGATGATGGTCTTTTTACTATGGATGGTCCCATTCCTACATCGTTAGATTTCGCTCGTATTGGTCTTAATATTAAGTTGATTGTTGTGGAAGATCTCGCTAAAGCATCGTTTTGTGGTCTTGTTTTTGACACCACAGATCTTATAAACATTGCTGATCCTATGAAAATCCTGGCTCAAACAGGATTTTCTACCCAACAATATGTTTTTTCGAAATCTAAAGTCCTGAGAGGACTTTTAAAAGCTAAAGCTTTTTCTTTAGCTTACCAATATCCCGGGTGTCCAATCATATCTTCCTTTTCTCGCTATTTACTTCGTAATTTAGCTGATGATTATGTTTACTTTCGTAGAGGAAATACTGATTACACCGATTTACTCCAGAAAGAAGCTTTTACTTTTTGGTTAACACATGCTGATGTGTTATCTGTTGAAACTGGAATAAAAACTCGGATGTTGATGGAGCAAGTGTTCGGTATTTCTGTTGCCGATCAGCTACACATGGAAAGTTATTTTGATAATTTGCATGGAATTGTAGTTCTTGATGATGAAATTATCCTTGCTCACATGCCAACTATATGGAAAGATTATGCCTCGCAATATTTATTAGAGGCTCCATTGAATCCGTTGCTTATACGGACATATTATGATTAGTTGGCGAGGGGCGCAAATTTGGTGTGTCATCTATGAATGACAATCTGTTCCCAAAAATGCAATGCTCTTCCTGGGAGTATAACCCAGTAAACAAACCGTGACGTTCTACGTTATGAGCAGCTAGGC